GAATTCAGGCTTATCACAAGAAAATCTGCCGTATGGTTGGGGCGGCTGATGATGACATAAAAGTGCTTCTATCAAAGAGATTTATTCTAGGATTTGACTCTGGCTTAATAGTAATAAAGCATTGGAGGATAAATAATTACTTAAGGGGAGATAGATACAAACCAACAGTTTATACCGATGAAATGAAGCTGCTTTCAATAAAGGAAAACGGCTCCTACACCATCGAATCCGGTATACCAATGGTAGACCAACCGGTATACCAAATGGCTACCAGTGGTATACCAATGGTAGACCAACCGGTATACCAAATGGCTACCAGTGGTAGACGCAGTATAGGTAAGGATAGGATAGATAAGGATAGTAAAGGTAAGAGTACAAGAGATACGCGACCCACAAAAAACCCGGAATCCGAAGATCAAGGCGAGGCTCACGCCTCGCATCCCCATGACAAAGCCTTATCCGTCAAGGTCAGATCAGAAGACCAGGATCTATACAAGGCAATATGGGACAGCTTCCTGGCCAAGACACCAGCTTTTACCAACTACCCAAAAGAGTCCAAGGCAACATACAAGATCATCGAGTATTGCAGGCAACACGACAAAGACAACCCGGTATATTTTGCCAAGTTAATGTTAGAAAAGTATTACAACCTCACCGCGTCCGGGGCAAAGTTCTGGCGAGAGCAACCATTTGTCCCTTCGCGCCTGGCAAGCCCTGGCATATTTGACATGGTTGCGAAAGAGGTCCGGGGCATACAGGCTGTAGATCCAACTGACGTGCCTGATATCCCTTTCTAGGAGGTGATGTATGACCATAGACAAGTTTATCAGCGAAGTGCAGCAGTATTATGGCGCACAGTACCAGCAAGGGCAGCGAGCTTATATTTTGCGATACCTTGAGGGATACGCCAGCAAGTATGGAGACAGATGCTTGGACCATCTTGCCGGCATCGTAATCAAGCGCTTCTCCTCTCGCTGGGGTGTTTGCCCAGATATAGCCATCTTGGAGGAGCACAAGACAGAAGCACTTGACGCCGCAAGGCATGAACAACTGGAGCGAAATACACAAGCGCTACAGATCGAGGATAAGACCGAGTATGTTGAGTTTGATTACAAAGCATTTGTTGACAAAATAGTAAACTCAAAAAATATAAATTAAGACTTGCAAGACATTATCATCCTGGAGTATAATATACTCACGGGACCGCACTGGCACGTCTCCCCCGAGATTGCCAGTGCAGGTCGCGTACATGAAGACCTAACACGCCGGCACACTGATGATCTGTCCGTTTGAAGGACAGAGGACCACTATCTTGCTTTTCGGGGGGAAAGGGATGGTGGTACTGTGCCCACAAAGCCAGCCAAGCCATGTAGAGTCCGCACCTGTGCAAACCTGACGGCCAGCCCGTCGGGTTACTGCGATCTACATGCCCACCTATACAAACCTTTCACCCGCTCCACCGATACCAGGACAAGCTCAAGCGCCAGAGGATATGGTGCCAAGTGGCGCAGTATAAGAGCCAAGGTCCTGAAAAATGCGGGCATTCCAAAAGAGCAGTGGCCGCTCTACGATGTGGATCACAATCCGCCATACAACCCAGCCGTAGAACCAAATCACCTCATGTATACGCTAATCCCTCGCTTGCATTCCGAGCACTCACGCAAGACCGCCAAAGAAGACGGAGGCTTCGGACGGAAAGCCAGCGGGGAGGGGGGCATCGAATCTCTAGGGCCCTCAAAAATAGACCGTAGCGGGGAGTCACAAAAAAGCGGCCGTCAGTTTTCGGAAGGGGGTTTGTAGTGTATGGGAATGCGAGGCCCTGCACCAAAGCCCTTGGAGCTCGTGAAAGCTCAAGGGAATCCTGGGAAGAAAAAATTACCAAAGAACGCGCCGAAGTTCAAGCCGAAGCCTCCGGAGTGTCCACTCTGGCTAGATGCTTTGGCGAAAAAAGAATGGGCGCGTTTAGCACCGGAGTTACACAATCTAAACTTGCTAACCACAGCCGACCTTGCGGCCTTTGCATCATACTGTTCTGCCTACTCGCAATTACAGCAGGCGGAGAAAGTGCTGCAGAAGCACGGCCGTATTTTCGAGACGCCGAACGGCTACTTGATGCCACGCCCGGAAGTGGCAATGGCCAATCAAGCCATGAAGATGATCAAGGACTTCGCTGTGCAGTTCGGGTTCACGCCGAGCGCTCGCTCGCGGATCGACTTGAAACCGCAGGAGGAATCTGGGTCGGAGGACTTGGACTGATGCCGTACAATGCCGCGCTTGCACAGCAGGCTATTGACTGGTTCCCCCGCTACCTGGTGCACACCAAGGGACGCTGGGCTGGCGTACCATTTGAACTCCTTGATTGGCAGAAGGAAGTCATTGGTAAACTTTTCGGCACAGTTAAAAAAGACGGCACCAGGCAATTCAAACGCGTTTACGTTGAGATCCCGAAGAAGAACGGCAAGTCAGAGCTCGCCGCTGGCATTGCCCTCAAGCTGCTATTCTCAGACAAAGAGCCTGGTGCTGAAATCTACTCCGCCGCTGCTGATAAAGACCAGGCGTCAATCGTATTCAACGTGGCCGCTGAAATGGTCCGCCATTCTTCGGCTTTGTCCAAGCGTTGCAAGATCATCGACTCGACCAAGCGGATATTCCACAACAACGGCAGCTTTTACCGCGTGCTGTCCGCTGATGCTCATACCAAGCACGGCTTCAACGTGCATGGCGTTATCTTCGACGAGCTCCACGCTCAGCCTAACCGCGAGCTTTACGACGTGCTAACCCTCGGCTCTGGCGATGCTCGCCGACAACCGGTGTTTTTCTACATCACGACCGCAGGCTATGACCGGCACTCTATATGCTGGGAGGTTCATGAGTACGCCCGCAAGGTCCGCGACGGCATCATCGAAGATCCGTCGTTCCTGCCGATTCTTTACGGCGCCGAAGATGATGATGACTGGACCAGCGAAGCAGTCTGGAAAAAGTGCAATCCGTCCATAGGTGAAACCATCACGCTGGAAAATGTGCGAGAGGCGTGCAAAGCCGCGCAGGAATCACCAGCGCAAGAAAACGCATTTCGACAGCTTCGCTTGAATCAGTGGGTGAAGCAAGAGTCGCGTTTCCTGCCAATGAAACACTGGGACGCCTGTCCAATGATGGACGACTTGGACCTTGATGGCGATGAAATGTATGCCGGTCTTGATCTTGCTAGCACTTCTGATATTGCTGCTTTTGTGATGCTCCATCCTGATGACGATGGATTTTACGACGTCATCCCACACTTCTTTGTACCAGAAGACACCATCAGAGAACGTGGAAAGCGAGATGGAGTCCCTTATGAAGTTTGGGTTGATCAAGGATTTATCACTGCAACACCTGGCAACGTTATCGACTACAAAGCCATCCGAAAGCATATCACCGACATGGGCGAGAGATACCAGCTCAAAGAGATCGCATACGACCGCTGGAATGCAAGCCAGCTAGTGCAGGACCTGGTGGACGATGGCGCGACCATGGTGCCATTTGGCCAAGGCTTCGCCTCGATGGGCGCCCCAACCAAAGAGCTTTTGACTCTGGTACTGGCTCACCGATTGCGCCACAACGGCAACCCGGTACTGCGCTGGATGGCAGACAACATGGTGGTCCGCAGGGATCCGGCCGGGAACATCAAGCCGGACAAAGAGAAAAGCACGGAAAAGATCGACGGTATCGTAGCGCTGGTAATGGCGCTCGATCGAGCAATACGGCACGGCGGCGATGACTCCGGTCCGTCCGTTTATGAAACGAGGGGAGTGCTGACGATATGAAAGAGCGCGAGATCAAGCGCCGCGGCATACTGTCGGCGCTGTTTGGCAAACGAGAAACCATGCCCAACAACCCGGGCTTGACCATCACGCCATACGGATGGTCAACCGCGGGCGTTGCTGTATCCGTTGACGAAGTTCTCAAGATTCCAGCCGTGCAGGCGTGCGTCCGCGCGATCTCCGACACGGCCGGCATGTTACCACTCAAGCTCATGCGCTTTGATGGGAGTAAGTACGAGGTCGCAATCTACCGCGACGAATACGACATTCTGGCCGAGTCGCCGAACGACTATCAGACCGCCGACCAGTTCCGCCAGCAGATGACGGCCGCCTACCTTCTCCACGCTGACGCCTTTGCTGAAAAAGAGATAGCGCTTGACGGCAGCATACTTGGCCTGCATTTTATCCACCCCAACCGCGTTGGCAAGATATTTTTGGCATCAGATGGACGGATCCGCTACGAGATCGACGGCAAGGAAATGGACCGCTCCAGGATATTCCACCTCCCAGGCCCAAGCCTCAACAACGACGGCCTGCGCGGCGAGTCTCTTGTGGGCCGGGCGGCCGAGTCCCTGGGCCTGGCCGTAGCCCAGCAGCAGTATGCCGCAAGCTACTACAGCAACGGAGCAACGCCGGCCACCGTGCTGATACATCCCAAGTCTTTGTCAGAGACAGCCGCCAAGCGCATCGAGGCCAGCTTCAAGCAAAACTTTAGAGGAGCCAAGAAGGCTCACAAGTTCGCGCTGCTTGAGGAGTCCATGGAGATCAAGCAGCTTGGATCCAATGCCGAAGACGCCCAGCTGATCGAGGCCAGGCGCGAGTCGGTCATCGACGTATGCCGCATTTTCCGGATGCCTCCGCACCTGGTCCAGAGCCTTGAGCGGGCGACCTTCTCCAACATCGAGGAGCAGGCCCGGGAGTTTGTCGAGTACACCATGATGCCGCACCTGATACGCTGGGAGAAGAACGCGACCCAGCAGCTTCTCTCCAAAAAAGACCGCGGCGAGTTCTACTGGAAATATAACGTCGATGCCCTTCTCCGCGGCAAAACCCTGGAGCGCTTCCAGGCTCATCAGATTGCAATACAGAACGGCATTTACAACGCCAACGAGGTGCGCGCCAAAGAAGACGCAAACCCCTACTCGGGCGGCGATACCTACATTCGGCCGCTCAACATGCAGGAGGCAGGCAAATGAAAACGAAACAGGAAAAACCCTGGTTCAGCGTGCGCGACCTCACGGAAGACGAAGCCGAGCTGGTGATCTTTGACGAGATTGGCGGCTTGGGCCAGTCCGTGGATGACTTCAAGCGCGCTTTCGATCAGGTAAAAAACAAGAAGGCCGTCAAGCTTCTGATCAACTCGCCGGGCGGCGTGGTAACCGATGGCTGGGCAATCTTCAACATGCTGCAGCGCATCAAGGACAAGC